CCGGATTGCCAAGAAGTGCCAAGAGGCGAACATCTGACGTCTTGACGCTACTGGTCAACGGGCACGTCATTTCCGGCAGATTGCCCCGCACGCAATAACCGCGAAATGCCGTACCTCTTGACGCCCCTGCCACACTGCCGCCATGCCTCACGCCATCCTTCGCTTTCGTTTACCCGCCGAGCAGGCAGAATTCGACGCCGCCCGCCAGGGCAGCGAGGCGAAGGCGTGCCTGTGGGACATCGACCAATACTGCCGCTCGATCTGCAAGCACGGCTCACCGAGCAAAGAGACGCGCGAGCACCTGGAGCACATTCGCACGTTGATCCGAGAAACGCCGGGGCTGGTGGACTAGTTCCACATTCCAGAACATGACACAACAACACAAAACCTGCGACATATCGCCATCTCGTGTCGATCTCCGCGACACGTTCGCCGCTGCGGCTCTTGCCGGAATCCTGACCAAGGACGATGCGGCCCAGCTTGAGAAAATGGCACCTTGGTGGCCTGAGTGGGCTTGCAGTGCCGCGTACCGCTGGGCCGACGCCATGATCCGCGAGCGGGAAAAGTCCCGAGCGGGACAGCACGGCAATTCTGCTGCAAACTGTCCCGCGCGGGATCGCGTTGCGGAACCGCTGCCGAAAGAAAAACGAGCAGAGGTTTCTTTCGCGCCGGTGTTCTCCGACAAGACGATAAGCCGGCCCGTTTCATATGAAAAAAGCGACGACAATCGCGTCTTATACGATACAAATCATGACGCCGCGCCGGCGGCGATAGCAGAGCCTTCGGAGCGGGGAACTCGCCGAGAAGGACAAGGCACCGGCGACATTTGTGAGCGGCTGCGGGGTTGGTTCAAAGCGGTTGACGCCGTGCCAGCTACGGACTTGATGGACGAGGCGGCAGACGAGATTGAGCGGCTGCGAAACGGTGCTGTATCAGCCTGCGAAACGGTGGAGCAAGAGCCAGTGGCGTGGGCGATTCAGTTTGATGGCGAAGACATCGACGTTCGCAGCGTGTTCTCCGACAGAGAGAGTGCTTGTCGGCACGTTGCTAATTACGCCGGAAAGAATCAGATCGTCCCGCTCTATCGCCACCAGCAGCCAGCCCTCGCCACATTGCAGACCCTCGCTAACGGGGAGATCGTCCCTCTCTACCGCGCACCTACGCTCACCGACGAGGGGCGGGCTGCGATCATGGCGAGCCATGGCTTCTGGGCCTTGGAGGACAGCCCGCACGCCGCCACGCTCCGCGCGCTGCTGGAGAGGCTGAAATGAGAACCATTGACCCGGCCGCATACGAGGGCGACATCGTCTCTCGGCTCCGCAATTGGCGAGGGCTGCACATCGCTCACGGCGGCGAGTTGTTTGAGGAGGCGGCGGACGAGATCGCCCGCCTGCGCGAAGCCAGCCGCCGTCTCGCCGCACAGGACGCCACGCTCTCGGTGCAGGGCGGCAACGTGACAGTGACGATGGACGCCACGCTCACCGACGAGGAGCGGGAGGCTGTGGAGCATGCAGCGTCAAGGCTTGCTGGGATTCACTACGCCGCCACGCTCCGCTCGCTGCTGTCACGTCTCGCCTAGCCATCAAACAAGTGCATCTTCGCCAACTGCCGCAGCGCCATCGCCTCGACCCGTGCCTTGCTCCCTGGCTCTGACGGCAGGCGATCCGGTGGCGTCATGAACACTTCGATGTCATCTGCCAGCGACGCCGCCCGGTGCTCAACCTCACGCACCGTGTCGAGCACCAGCGTGTGATCGCCAGCTTTCGCCCTGTCGCAGAGTTCGCCCTGCCCGCCCTTGGTCGGGTCGTACAGCAACTCAATCGTCCAGGTGATGCGGGCACCTACTCGAGCGAGTTGCGTCAGCCACTTCCGCAGTTGCGGCGAGAGCCTTTCGGGCATGCGGCGTCGCTTGCCCTTCGGTGGAGGCAGTTCATCGTCGCCAAGTAAAGACCGCTGCACGTCGCCCATGCGGGCGAGTCTGGCGAACGTGTCAAGTCTTTCGGGCTTCGCGGCACGCCGCACGCATCCAGGTGCGGTTAGACATTGACTCAAACCAGAGGCGAGCGAAAGCCTCTACGGCTTCGGTTCCGACGTCGCCGTAGAGCTGTTTGAGTTCTGGCGAGTCGCCCCACATGAATTCGACGTCTTCTCGCACCTTGGCGATCAGCACCTTGGCATCCTTCACCGCTGCCATCTCGCTCTCTGGCTGCGAGCGTGCCAGCTTCGTCCAATGCTCAGCATTCCAGCAGCGGCAGACGGCGTCCACGAACTCATCGAACGCACGCCCAGCCGCTACGGCTCGCGGGCCGACTTCGGCACGCAGCCGGCTGCGCAGATGCGGCAGCATCCCAGCCGGCGCGTCGCCCACCGTCACCTCCCGCCCGCAGGCCGAGACGGTGCAACAGGCGTGGACGACGCGCCGGGGGGGCTTTTGCACTTGCAGGAAGCAGGGCACGGGCACGCTGTCCGGTGCCCGTCTCCATGCGTGATGAATCCATTGCCGCCGCAGTCAGTGCAGCAGCCCGGTTTAGGCTCTGGCTTCGGCTCTGGCGCCCGTTCCGGTGCCGTGGCGGCATACGCCACAGATACCGCCGCCGAGGCTCTAGGAGCCTCCTGGTCGATCTGTGCAGGATCAGCCGAGAGGCTCGCCAGGATTGCGAGGAGCCATTGCCACATGTGTCACCATCCTTTCCAAAACTTGTCGGCAATCGCTGCAACGCTCCACGTTGTGGCGGCTGTGATTGCGAACGTGGCAAACAGCTTGCGTCCGGTCTCGTCATCAACAACGCCCCAGACGCCACCCATTGCAAGGACGGCGCTGGCGATGGTCAGCAGCACAAGGACGATTCCGGTGATCTGATTCAGTTTCTTGTTGTTGAACATCACCACCCTTGCCCGTGATTGATCACCCTGTACCCATTCTCGTCTACCCGTGCGTGAACAACGTAGCGCTGCTCGGCTGGCGGTTGCTCCGCAAACATCATCGCCCACAGCCCTATGCGGGCGAGCCGCTGGATCAGCCGCAGGACGGGTCGCTGCGGCTCTGGCTTGACCGGGCTGTAGTCGCTGGTGGCGGCCCACCACGTCAGCATCACGGCGACCAGGCCCACGACGACGGCTGTCTGAATTTCTCTCTTGCTCATCGGTCGTCGCTCCACAACGAGTAGCAGAACATCACCACGCAGGCACCGATCACGCTGCCGATCAGCCCGGCGGGTGCGTCACCGAACGGAAGACCGCCGGCGAGCGATCCGACGATGCCGAGACCGATGGTCGGCACCCAACCTTCAGGGCAGCGCCCAGGCATCAGCCACTTGGCGATACCGCCGACAATGGCACCGAATATGAGCCACAGAAGCAGTCCCATGCGTGTCTCCTAGAAGGCGAGTTTGTACGTGTCTGCAATGAGGCTGGCCGGCGACGGCGTGCGTGTCTGCGTCTCTGGAGGTGCAGGCGTCAGCCACCCGCCGTGGTCGAGGTCTCGGTACTTGAAGCCGTCCGTGTCACCGATAGCCCATGCGTCTTCGAGCATCCGAGTCTCAACGACAGAGCGACGCGCCCAGTACGATCCGTCTGGCATGTCTGCCGGAACCTTCGGGCCTGCGATCCAATTCGGACCCCACGAGTTCAGAATCAGCACAAGGTCATCAGGCGAGCCGTTCTTCCGGTGCCTAATTCCTATCGCTACTTGTTGGTGCATCCATGTGCCGGATGCTTCCGCGATGCCGTCCTTGTTGCGGACAGACTGAAAGCCTTGGGAAGACGCCAGCGTACACGGGTAGCCTGACTCTATCGCTGCCGCCAGTTCAGCCCAAGTGCGAACGGCAACGACGTGACGCAACGGGTGCTTCTTCGCCTCGGCATCTAGTCTGCCGTTGTCGCCCTGCCCGCCGCAGCCATACGCCCCGTACTGCTTGGCACGCTCGCCGGAATACTCAGTCAGATCGACGGTTGGATACTTCTGGCGATAGACCACGCCGAACTCACGCAGGAACTTTGCGACGCCGTAGCCAGTGGCACCATCGCTCCACCCGCCGTACGGCTGGGCACCGTCTCCCGGCTTGCCTCTTGCCTCGACGCGGGCACCGCCGTATAGCGGTTCAGTAGCAGGAAGCAGCGGAGGCTCTGGCAGTTTGCCTAGCGACCAGGAGACAGCGTCAGCAACCGCCACGGCGTGCATTCCGCCCCAGCTTGTGCAGTCGCCTATCTGCTGCCGGCCAACGATGAACGGTTTTCCGTAGCGTGCCCGATGGGCTGCGTCAAGTTGCCGATAGAGGAAGACGTCAATGCCCTTGGCTTCCTTCATCGCCTCGGCACCCGCCTGGCTGAAAAACTTCTCGTCACCTAGGGTCGCCAGAAACGCCCGCGTTCCTTCTGGATCTGGCGTATACCCGAACTGCCCGTCAATCCGTGCGGCGACCTTGTTCGTTGCACGCTCAACGAGAGTGCCAAGAATCGCCATCACGATCACAAACGTGACGGCTGACAGTGACCAGCGGCTACTTCGTGACATCAGCGGCGGCCCTCGAAAGGTCACGGAGTGCAGCCACCCACGCAGCCCTGCTCTCAGGCGTCACAGGGCCACCAGACGATCCAACGGCGTCGTCAAGAAACTTGTGTACCGCTTCCCTGACGTGCGGCTGACGGGCACCGATGGAGTCGCCTTTGCAGCGAGCCTCACGGGCTGCGATCCGCAACTCATCAAACGCCACGCCGGTCTTCAGTCGCTGGTCGTGCGACCCGTCGTACTCAATGCAATCTGCAAGTTCTGCGCACAAAGCGGATAGGGTTGCGGCGTCGGAACTGGCACGCTCTCCGATGAATTTTCCGCGAAGCGTGAACGCATCCGGCGGCACCGGCGCCGGTGCAGGCGTCGGCGTACTCGAGCGGGCCGGCATGAACGCAATTGCAGCCGCAACAAGCAACGCCAGTGCGGCAACGTGCTTGCCGTCGATGGTCGGCACCTTCGCCGTGGCGTACCAAGTCTGCACCTTCTCGGTGATTTGCTGGCCTGCTAGCACGTAGACCGCGAAGGCGACGAGTAACGCTGTGATCACGACTTCCTCACGAGTGGCAGAAGAGACTCAATGGCACCTGATGCCAAAGCAAGCACGAAGACACGCAGGGCGGGTCGCAGAATCGCCCAGGCGGGCCACGCCATGAGCGGCACGCAGAAGCCAGACAGCGTGTCAAACAACGCAGCAACGGCAGCCAGCGCAACAGCCTTTTTCTCAGAACCGGAAATGGTTGACGTGGCGTCCAGCGTCTCAACGCATAGCCGCAACAGTGCGACAAGCAGAGAACCGAACTCGCTCCACGTCAGACCGTCACGGGCTTTGACTTTAGCGGTGGTCAGGAACGCGCCGACCTTGTGCTCGATGTCGAGGAAAGGGTGTGCGGCAGCAAGCGGTGCGTCAGTGACCATGCCGCCAGACTAGGGCGGCTGGGTGGCAAACTAGACCGCCTCTGCCGACTCACACTCTGCAAGGCACGCAGCGTATCCAGCCAAGTCAATCGGCCCGTCTGCCGTCTTGTTTGGACCGAGAAACCGTGCCACCTTGTCAAACGTCATGAAGATCGCCCAGTCCGATTCGGTCAGCGGTCGTTTCAGCACGTCAGCAAAAGCGGCGTTGATCATGCCGATAGTTCGCTTGAAATGATGCCTTGGCCCGCCGTACTTCGGGCGACGGTCACGCACGACGTCGAGGGCATCCATCAGTAACTTTTCTGCGGGCGTGACATTGCTCTTGTCGGCAATGATGCTGTCGCCAGCCCAGCGGATGTCGTCGCCGTGGGCTTCCATCTCCTTCTGCCCCTGCAAAATCCAATCCACAGGGATCTCCTGCTCTGGCTCTGCTCGCTCTGCGTTGTACTTCTCAGCACTTGCCTGCGTAATCTCTTTCCACCGATCCGGTGCGTCGTCCGTTGTGTGGCACTTGCCGCCGTCGCAGCATCCGCCGGCGAGGCGATTCTCAACGGCTGCCCGCAGCTGTGCGTTGGAATCCTCAAGATCCGTGATGAATCCTTGCATGCGTTTCCTTTCAATAAGAAGGCGAGCGACGTCCGCTGCCAGTGATCCTGCCGTGCCCGTCCACTGCCCTTGATAGCGATACGCTCGCTTGCGTGCCTCGGCTATGTATTCGTCAGTCAATTCGTACTGCATGCGTCAACGCTTTGCCCGTAGGTCACGGTCACAGAACAGCGGATACGCACGAGTCACCTCGTGCCGCCCGTGGTCAATGATTGCCATGCCTTGGCACGGACGCTCTGGAGAGGCGACACGCTCGGCATATGGACTGTGGCCTATTACGCTCCCATTCGCCACGTAGCGAGCACCACGCAGCCAGCCCCACGAGTGGTAGTGCCCAAAGATGGTCAGGTCAGCACGGCGACCAGCGTCCCAGCGTGCGATTGCCTTGCTCGCAGGCAGGGCCAGGCCATAGACCCCGCCAGCGAACTTGATTGAGTGACCATGCGTAGTGCGAACTAGGAACCCGTCGAGATCAACGTAGCCAAGATGGCCTTCGGCAATCTGCCATCGGACGTTCTTGTTCTTCTCCTCGCGGGCCAGCGTGAAGTACATGAGCTGTTCCCACGAGTGATCTAGCTCCGTGGCGATGCGGTTTTTCTCTGTGCTTCTCCCGTGGTTGCCTGCGTTCGTGCAGACGATGACCGATTCAGCGTGTGACGCGACAGCGTCAATGAGCGTTCGCAGCCGCTCGGCAATCCACCGCGTGGCGTTCATGGGCGATAGCTGGGCCACCTCGACGCAGTCTGGATGGATATGCCCAGTCAGAAAATCGCCGCCAAGCCAGACAAGCACCCGGCGTATGTTTGCTTGGTTTCGCTCGTGCTCTAGGCATGCGAGGAACCGCTCTTGCAGTTCATCAAGACGGCGCTGACATACGTCAAGCGAATAGTCGTTTTCGCCATTCACAGTCTCAGGCAGTACACGTTCCTCGCAGTGGACGTCCGAAAGCATTAGCACAGCAGTCGCGTCGTGCTTCTTTGCCTTGACAGACTTGGTCAAAGGCTTGGCAACCGGCTTGATGCCGGACAGGCTGACAAGCGCGTCTCCACGCTCCCGCTCGCGGTCAATCTGCGCGAGAGCCGCCTTGTACCTATTTCGGTACACAGCCAACTCAGAACGCAACCTAGCTAATTCAGCGTCGGAGGCCAGCTGTTGCGAGTGATTGACGTCCTCGGCGATCTGGTCTTTCAGGCTTTTTCGAGCCACGCAATGACTCCTTGTTCGCCAATGTCAGACATGCCACGCTTGCGCATGTTTGCAGCAATCGCCCTGGCGAGCGTCTTCCTGCGAGTGCCGAGTTCTCCGGCAGTCCAAGCCGCCTTGATGGCGTCTAGTTCTTCGCGGTGCTCCGGCGCGAGCCGCTCATACCACGTCGCCGGCCCGTGTCGGACAGCCGCCATAGCTTCACGAAGGTCTTCGAGCAGACCGCCGCTTCGGCTTTTCGTTTTCACGCTCTGGCTCCTTTCGCTTCTCGCGCAGGTGAATCCAGCCGTCCTCGTCGGGGATGCCGCCGCCGGCGGCCTCCTCCTCGACGTCGTCAAACTCTGGCGGCAGAATAACCGCCTCGGTCTTCGGCTTGGATTTTGCACGTCCCATGCCGATAGCGTGGCAGGCGTGTCAAGCGGAACGGTTCGTCACCAGGACGCAGTGATACCGCTGACGCGAGCAGTGGCGTCGCCGTTGTGACCGATAAACTCCATATCGTCACCAGAGGTGTGCAGAACAATAGCTTCGTCACCTCCGCCAAGCATCGTTAGACGATTGTGTGTTTTTGTTGTGAACGACGCCACGCTGTCGCTCCACGTGTCGAAAAAGCAATTTACCCATGCCACCCGAAATGATGGCGCGTATGTCGCAACCGTATTTCCGAAGAAATTGCCAAATGCACCGCCGCCTTCGCCCCAGTTTGTGATGATGTCCGTGGCGACAAACTCATCTCGAGTCGTGGTGCGTGTGTTTCCAACTTTCCACACGTCACAATTTCGAGTCGTTTCCGTGTTAGCCCAAATGCTTGCAAAAAACGCTTCCGGCAATGCCTTGGCAGCCGACCCGTCTGGGACTAGAGATTTATCCCAATAGCGAACATCCGGCCTTGTTCTGCTTGTGAACTTTAGCCGTTGCTCTACCGTGCTCGCTGGGAACGACACGCTTGTTAACCCACCTGATAATCCAGATCTGCCGTAGGAACCAAAGTAGCCAATCCCTTCGCATGATTTCAATGAAGTGCTCATTGTTCCGCTAACAAAACGCGCGGAATCGCAAAGCAAATTAAACATACTGATTTGCCGTTGAAAAAACGCCTGCTTATCTGAATTCCATCTGCCAATAAGCCCCGGCGGAACGCCACGCTCTGATTCAGGAACGTCAGTGCTTTTACTGAGCTCCCATCGCGCTCGTGCCTCCATTTGCGACCATGGCGACTCTTGCCAATAAGACGCTGACACAATCGCAACCGACAATCTGTACGTTTTTATTTGACCGCGAGCAGTGGTTGTGTTGACTGAGCGCGACCCGCCGCTGCTATTTCGTGCGTGCCACTCGCCAACGCACTGATTGCCAAAGCAGTCTTTTTGCTCAAATGCAAGATTGAGTGTTCCGAAATCACCCAAGGCTCCGCCGTCCTCTTGCCTACTGGCAGGCCCAACCGTCAGAGATGCCTCCCGGTTCGCAATCAGTTGTGGATCGAGGTAGGGAATCTCTCCAATACGAACATCTTGTTTGTCGGCGTCTTCGCCGCCTGGCGACTCAGTTGATAATGAAGTCAAAAAGCCTGGCAGTCCCAAGCAAGCAGACGAAACGCCAATGCCTCCCGCCTGCCTGTTTGCGGCAACAGAAGAGCTTGAGATCGTTACGTTTATTCGCGCGGACTGAAGAGACTCTTGTCGCGCGGAACCAATTGGGATCGCAATGTCTGTCTGCGGCTGAAATGCCGGCCACACGCCGCGATATACGGATTCTCCAGCAGCGGCAGGTGTTATCGGCTGCTGGTATGTCCACAAGTCCGCGTATTCCTTGTTGGCCTGTATTGCAGCGTTTGTGCGAGACGCAGACACGGCAGTGATGTCGGCAATGTCTCTGCCGTCAACTGGGCTTACCGGATGAGCGATTGCGGCTCCGGTTGCTTGGGCGTATGTTCCGCCCACCGTGACGTACGGCATATTTACTGTCTGCGAGCTTGCATCGCTGGACACGCGAAAGCGGCATGGAGATTTCTGAACAAAATCTATCTGCTGCCGATGATCAACGTCAGCGGGTGCATCGTTGTTGAATATGATTGGCGTGAAGGCATAAAGCACAGGAGGGCTCGATGTGCCTGCTGCGATGGTTGCGTATGCGCTCCGAGAATGAACCCCCAGCGTCAATTGAAATGAGTCGCCGCCAAGACGCTGATGCCATCGCATGTAGGTCGCTTGCGCCGGATTGCAAGAACCTTGCTCAATGCGACCAAACTCAAATTTGTAGAGCGGCACCGAGTATGTGTAGCCGTGAAGTGGAGAATATCCCCAACCTGCACGGCGTGACGCTACTGACTCAATCATGCTGCCAGTAAAAAACGATCTGTGCGTTAATGCGTCATACATCACGCTTGCGTCTTCGTAGTCGATGTCGTCAAGATCTGAAAACAACAGCGTTCGACGTGGAGTCCACGTTTCGTGCTCAACGGCAACTTCGCCAAAGTTATTCGCCGCACCTCTTGAATTTGGCTGCGACGGAAAAACGACTGAAGAAAGGGTCGTTGTGAGGCGAACAAAAAACCCGTCGTTTTCTTGCGTCGGATCTGACGAGTCGTGAGTGAATGCCTTCACCGTGACAACGCCAGCCGCCATCGTGTTTCCGTAATATCCGCCGAGAGTTCTCGGCATCGTGCTGAAGTACGCTCGCGCTGTGAATTGCGTTGGCGTTTCGTTGCATGGCTTGGGGCTTGGCACTCCGTTCCATATAGAAGACGTGAAACGAACGTCTGCCTCTGAAGGCGACCCATCAACTCCAATCTTGCCGCCTACAAATGCAGGGTCGGAGTTGTTGTATGCAGTCCACGGCAGCCCATTTACTGAATTGAGAGAATTCGACACGCGGCGAAATGCCGCAATGTAGATGTAGGACTCGCAATTCATATGATCACAGTCGCCCAAGCAATCGGGGCGTTCTCTGGCATCACCGTAGATGCCGGTGCGTCAACGTCATACGCAATCACTCGCACGCTGCCGTCGCATGCACACGGGGAACTATCAAGTATGCCTGTGTATTTTCCGCTGTCGTTGTTTTCGTTGCCTTTAGCAAACGGAGGCACAGCATAAAAATGCGATCCACTGAATAGCCTGACACGAACAACAGCCAGGCCGCGAATCACGCACGGCACAACGCTCGAACCGAGTACATCCAAATCACCAGATCCGCCAAGCGTAACGGCAACAGGGAACGCTCCGCTGCTAAGGGAAGTCGGAAAGCCAGACAAGTATTCAATCTGCAAGTATCCACCGTACGGCACGGAAAGCGTTCCAGACTGAGCTTGTGTCCCTAGTCGCTTCGCTGGATAGGAACCAGTTAGATGAACGGCAGTTCCTGGCGCGCATGCCCCGTACACACGAACAGGAGCGACAAGCCTGCTGAAATCGCGGACGCCCTCGCCAGCGGCAATCCCTGTGTTTGCACCAAGCACAAGGTCAGCAGCGTCCTGCGCCCGATTCCACGCACGGGCTGAAATAGCACCGCGTAGCGGCTGACCTGGCTCAAGGCGTCCATCTGGGCGAGGCATTAGGTGGTTCCTATGCCAAGAGCCGAGAAGTCACTTTCTTTGTAGACCTTGTTGACGTAAACGGCCTTGGGCTTCTTGAGCAGAACATTTGAGTCAACTGCGTCTTCGTACCGAACCCAAAGATACTCGTGACCCTTTTTCGCAACGCCTGTGATGTCGCCAATTCTCTGGTCTGTCACGTTTTTTGACGCCACGAAACGAAACGACAATGACCACGGGCCACGCCCCTTCTGGTCGTCCCATTCCTGCGATCCGCTGCATCCCATGAACAGCACCTCGCCGGCCTGAAACCCGCGAAACGATGCGTTGTTTGTCGTGCCGGTGACGGCAGCAACGCCACGAATCCACGAACTTGAGACGTATGTGTTTGGCACGTCATACGTTTCTTGCCATTGCAATTGAGGCGTCACAACGTCTACGCCGTTGACGCCGTTTCCATCAACGCCAATTGCACCGCTCATATTCGGAGCGGACGACGGGTAGCGACTCTCGTAGAAATATCCTTGAACGTCGCCGTAGGATTGCGATTGCGTGATGTGCTGCGTTCCGCCAGTCGTGTCAAACGACCGAGCACGCTTCAGCGGCTCCGTCCCATCCTCGGCGCCGTTCTTCTCGTAGCTGATCGTCAGCTGCCAAGCATTGTCACCCAGATACGTGACGCTGTACTGCTCGGCACGCAGCTGCATTGATGTCACGCCTGGATACTGCCAGTATTGCAAACTGGAAGTGATCCGCGAGTTGATATCTGCATGAAGTACCGTGTCGTCAGTCGTGCCGAAAATCTTGTACGACTTTACGTAGCTAGACGCTGCCTTTTTGCCCTTGCGGACAATCGTCGCTTGCCGAGATTCGCCGTCTTCAATCCAGGTGAGATTTGCCATTACGCTGTCACCGCCCCTTCGTCACCAATTTCTTCGGTGTTCTTCTGGATTGCCTCCAACGCCTTCAGTTGCCGCTCTGCAATTGTTGATCCAAAGCCCATGCCGCCGAGATTGACACTTGAGAATGTGCCTTGCGTCTCAACTTGCTTGGCGGCTTCCGCAGCGGCTTTTAGGAGTGCGTCTTGGTCAGGTGGCGTGATGCCGCCGGGGGACTGTTCAACAACGCCCGAAGTGGCAGTTGGCGTTACTCGCTCAGACGCTATGCTTACCGCTTCGCCGTACTTCTTTTGTTGCGTCTCGGTCAACATTCCCGTATCGCGCAGGGCGAAAAACTCGTCAGCCAACGCGCGAAGCTCATCCATAGTCTTGGCTTCGCCAACGGCGTTGATGACTTCGTCGCCCTGGCCGGAAAGAATGCGACGGTCGCGGGCCGTGCTGACAAGAGACGCCAGCTTGGCAGTAGCGTCTAACTCTTGCTTTTTGAGTCGATTGCGAAAATCCGTAGCCGCTGACGTCCTGCCGTTTTGAGTTTCGACGCTTGCGGCTTCCATCGCTGCAATATTGCGATTCTTTTGGTCGGCTAGTTGCTTTAGTTCTTCAGGCGTTGCAGCCCGCCCCTTGGTGTGGTCAGGAGCACCGCCCCACGCTTGCGGCGACGTCGCCAAATCACTTAGACCGCTGCTTTCGGCAACAACTGCGAGCGCCGTCCCAACGTCCGTGAATCCATTTTGAAATTTTGCCCACCATTCGGCAAAAGCTGCCTGAAGTTCTCCAGTTCCTTTGAGCCATGCAGCCATCAATCCGGTCATGGCAATTTCCAGCGCTCCACCAAGGTCTCCCCCGGTGATTGCGTCATAAATGCCTTTTATCGTCGTGGAAGCAATGGACTGCACTTCACCAAAAGTCGAGACGAAAGAATCCTTGAGTTCAGGCGTTGTCACGACCATCGCGGCGATTCCAGCCGCCACCAATCCCAGCGGACTCAACAATGCACCGAGAGCCCCGCCAGCAACAGCAATCGCAGTGCCAAGAGCGTAAAACGCCAAGCCGCAGCCAATCACGGCCACTGTGCCCTTTGCAACGTCCACGACCATCTGCTGGTTTGTTTTGACGAAGCCAGTGATTCCGGTGGCAAGGTCTTCAATGAATCCGATCACGACCATGAGCGCCGGTGCCAATGCATCGCCCAACGCTAGCTGCGTGCCCTCAATGGCAGACAGTGCAATGCGAACAGATCCGCCAAGACCTGCGTCCATTGCCTTGGCGGTCTTCATTGCCGTACCGTCTGCGGTCTTCAGCCCGTCAGCAAGTTTCTGCACGCCACCAGCAGACTTTGACAGCACGTTGGCACTTGTGATGCCAAGCAGGCCGAACGCCTTCGCCATTCTGGCGGTGCGTTCAGCAACCGGCATATCCATCGTCGCTTGGTTGATCTCGTCAAGGATCTGAACAAGCGGCTTGAGGTTTCCGGCGGCGTCCGTGTTGCTGACTCCGAAGAGGTCTTGCAATTTCGCCCCAGCACCTGACGAAATCACGGAAAGCCGCCGCAGAGCCGTTCCAGCCTCGCTGCCTTGAATCCCGACGTTGCCGAGCACACCAAGGATTGCTGCCGTGTCTTCAAGCGACATGCCAAGCGACTTCGCCACCGGCCCGGCGTACTTCAACGACTCGCCAAGGCTGTCAACCGTGTTGAACGTGTTGTTAGCCGTGTAGGTCAGGATGTCGGCGGCACGAGTGGCATCTTCTGCCCCTAGCTCAAACTGTCGCAACGTCGCAGCCATGATCCCGGCGGAACGTGTGGCGTTCGTGCCCGTAGCCCTGGACAGGTCAAGCACGGCAGCCGTCATGTTGTTGATCTCGTCAGGCTTGAAACCAGCCCTCCCGAGTTCAGTCATCAGGTTGGCAACCTCGACAGCCGTGAAAGAAGTCGTCGCACCGAGATCGCGTGCCTTCTCGTTGAGCATGGCAAAGGCTGCGGCACCTTCAGGCCCGAGGGAGCCTGTAACCGCCGCAGTCGCACGGATGGCATCATCAAAAGATGCAAACTGCTTAACCGCCAGTGCGACCGGGGCTGCGGCTACGGTGCCAAACGCAGCCATCCTTGTGCCGAGAACCGACATTGACTGCCCGACCTTGGTGACGCTCTTGGCGATCCCGTCAAACGCCTTGAACATGCCAGACAAGCCGGCGCCGACTCCAAATGAGCCTAGCTTTGAAAGCCGCTTGTCAACGGCACCTACCGTGGCAAAGAACGCTTTTGCGTCTGCGCCGATTTCGACGAAGACGCCGCCCATCCGAATGCTGCCGGCTCGTCCCATGTGTTTCTCCGGTAGCTAGGCGTGTTTGTTCCAGTTGGGGCCGAATAGCCGTTTCAGGTCTTCAGGCGTTGCCTCTCTTGGCTTCGGCTTTTTGACGTACGGGTGAAACTTGGCTGCGTCCGCTGGCGGTTTTGATTGGGCCTTGTTGATGTTGTACGTCTGTGCCAACAAGCTGGCTGTGTGCCACCATGCTGCTTCTAGGCAGCCGTTGCGGGCTGCAACGAGTTGTCGGAAAGTCCACTCGCCTGGAAAGACTCCGACGACTCCTGCGGCCTCCCAGATTGCAGCCCAGATCCCGACAGAATCTCGCCTGTCGTTGCGGCTTGCATGCTCGCCTCCGCTCGCGTCATCAGCTCTGCCGTCGCTTCGTCCATCTTGGCGGCCAGTAGACCGATCATCTTGCGGAGGCGCGGGGGGAAAAAATCAATTAGTTCCAGTTCCAGCACTTTCGCAGCAGAGTCCAACGCATCGCCACGAAGCCCGTCAAAGAACTCCTCTTTCGACAACTTCTTTTCCTCGACCTGGCGGCAGAGAATCGCGTACAGCGTTTCCGCGATTGTCGTGTACTGGCCTCGCAAAACTTGCATCGTGGTTGCGATGCTCGAGACGTCCACAATGTCAAAAGGCACCTTCTGACCTTCAACGTCTATCGTGACGTTGTCTCGCACTCGCATGGCTGCGGCTATCGTCAACGCCACTTGCCACGGCCTGCCCTGGTCATCCCGAAATTCACGCATCCCACTACCTCTGCAAATTAGGATCTGTCATCTTGCCTTCAAGCACGAACGTCGCCACGCCGTCGATTGGGTCTGATTCACTGATGCCGGTCAGCACTGCCAAAAAAGAAAAGCCGCCTGCGCCGCCGACTACGTTGAACGTGCCGCCCGTGTGCATTTGCAAGAATGCAGTGCCAAGGTCTGCCGAGTCGTTTAACTCGACTGACACGGTGCATTCGTAACCCGTGCTGTAAACGCCTGCGTATCGGCTTCCGTACGGATTGACGTCTATGGTGCGAGCCGACTCTGTCAGCGTCACGTTGCGAGCGCTGAGAATCGTTCCGCCATCAAGACTGATGGTGCAGTCCTTCCCCAGCGTGATCGCCATCAGCTAAATTCCTTGGCCGACACGGTAAACGTGATCGCCCCGTCAATGCCGATGTTCTCAGTGACGCTCATCACAGAAAAACCACTGCCAGCGGCTTCAAGCGACGTGATCAATCCAGTAGGGTCATGGCATTCGATTTCCCACGTCTTCGTGGTAAAGCCCGCCTTGGCAACTTTGTGCCCAGGAGCACCAGAACTGCCGCCGATATTGGCTCGGTTGCTGATGTCAACCGTCTCGCACTCCTGCGTGTAAGTCGCAGAAATGATGCCAGTGCCAAATGGAGCGGAATGCGTCGCTGCGTCTTTTCCGAGAGTGATAGCCATGTGGGTCGTTCCTTGTTAGATTGTGCGGCTGCCCGAAACCGTGTAGGTGATGATGCCGTCAAGGGGCTGACTCTCTGCCACGTTGGTGCAGATGTACGTCGCATTTCCGGTTTGCGTGCCGGTGATGCTGAACGTGCTGCCGACCGTCACGCCGGGGTCGTCCACGCACTCAAGCTCAATGGTCTGCTCAATGAGCGCCTTGCGGAACTTACGGGACGTGTCGCCAAACTTCGTCACGTCCACGTCGGACGCCGAATTGGTGACAGTGCAGGATCGAGCGTTTGAGACGCCCGAAATGGTCACGTCTTTGCCGAGCGTGACGGTGACAGAAGTCGGCATGTGGTGCCCTTGTGTGCGAGTGCCAGCGGTGCGGCTGGTTCGCTCACGGTATGGGCACGGGGGGCGTTTCTAGACCGGGTATGCCTTACGAACGGAAGCTCTTTTCCCGAAACACCTTGATTTTTCCTTGACCAAGTTTATTGCTGAACTCAGCTGGGATTTTGTGGAGAGATGCCTGCAATCCGATCTCCATATATCCACGCCCGCTGACGTTTCGCTTGCCAACTCGGAAAACCATGTAGGACGGGTACGATGGCTGTTTATTGTTGAAAACGCCAACGTATGCACCCTTGTAGCTCGTTTGGCGTTTCTTCTTGCCGTCAACAACCGCATAGTAAAAGCTCGACGGCTGGAATTTCTTTGGAACGTCGTATCCTGCAAACTTCTTGACGGGATACTTGCCATGCTGGACGTAGATATTCACGGTGCCGCCGAACTCGTGCAGCTGATTGAGCCACGGAGCCTTACTAGGCCCGATCACAACCGTCCCACGGCTGGAATCAAAATCGGCTTGAATGTCGTTGCGTAGAAATGCCTTTGGAGACCACGAAGACACCTTGTCTTCCCGTGGCACCTTTCGCACGAACGCCAAGACAGGAACGCCGTCCCGGTCTCCTACCTTCCACCAGCGCGGGCGAGATAGCGGCTTGCGGCCCGTTCTTGTGCCGCCGCCAACCATCATCCGCTGCGTATTGCGTCGAACTTCTAAAGCTGCCTTTTGAAGTGCAACGGCCGCACCAGCCCCAACTACTCGAGCCGCTTCGCCGGCCCAGTTAAATTTCGTCTTTTGTTTTTTGCCTGACTTGTCTGTCCACGTCAGTCCAACAAAACCAACCTTAGCCACAAGCCACCTCCTATACGGTCGGCAGCACGTTTGACTCAAAGACTCGATACGTCGCCGTAATCACGGCCCGCCAGACGTTCCGTTCTGTCAGTGCGTCGTCAGGGTTCAGATCAATGCCGACTGTTTGCGGGCTTGTGACGCCAGCCGGCCAAATCACGGTAGATCCGAAATCGTGAGCACGCACATGGAGCATGACCGAGTCGGCGAGATCCAGCATGGCGTCAACGTCGCTGTCTGTAGTGACGTGCCGCCCTACGAACACTGTCACGGTGTAATCCACTTGCATCATCTGACGGCTGATGCGAGTCACGTCAGCGTTTCCAGGCACGACGTACACATGCGGTACGCTCATCGCCTCGACGTCAAGATTTGCCCAGTTCTTGCGTTCCACGACCGTGGAAGAAATGTCCCACGTCACGGACTGAAGCCCAGCGGCAAGAGCGTCGGCAATGCCGCGTAGCGTGCTGCTCATTTTGCCATGCCCTCAATCGCCGCCCCGATCTCAAGAATCAGATTCGCCGCGTCTTGGCTTTCCGCCCACTGCATCAACCGCGTCAGCACGAACGGCCCCACCAGCGCGAGCGCAGCGTAGGCGAGAGCTGCGGCGATTGTTTCGTGGTCGGTCATGCGTTATTGACTACGCCGTGGCGTAAGTTGAGGTTGCGTATGTTGCGAGCGTTGATACCTGTCCGATCGTCAGTGCCGTGCTGTAGAGAGCTATGTCGGACAACAGGAATTGCCCGAACAGAACTGGCGAACCGCCAGCGATCTTCTGGCCTCCGACGCTCAAGTACGCGGTTGCCGTCGATGACGGGTTGAGATTACTGATGATGCCCGAGTTCGTTGACGTTGCGCTTGCCAGCGATCCGTTCTCATAGAGGTAGGCGTTCGTTCCATTGAACACATAGGTCATCAGCTTGACTGTCTGGCTCAATGACGATCCTCGCACATACGGGCTGAAGTCCGCTTGAAACGATCGCGTAGCAAAGCCACCGAAGTAATAGCCGCCACTGCCGCTGGCAGGGTCTTGGTATTCGCGGAGCGTCAAGCCTGCGGCGAACTCTCCGGCGGTGATACCGCCAAACACTCCGATTCGCATGGCGTTGAGGGTCGTCGTTGTTGCCGTTGGCAGGAGAATCATCGCCACAGAGAACGGGGCAGACCGCGACCACGACGACTGCACCGCCATGCTAAGACTTGCGCTTCCGCCGAACGCCAACGCAGGCTGTGAGTTGATGCCTGTAGAGTTGACGGTGACGTTTCCAGCGTCCGCCGCCAGCACCAGCGATCCGCCATTAGCGTCGCGCCACTGCGTGACGTTGGAGCCAGAGAGCGTCAAGGTGTTGGCATCTGCCGCCCTGCCAAGAAACATCAAATTGCTTGTAACCGGCCACGGCCACGAACTGATTGCGGCCCGCTTCCAATTATTTTGTCCGGTGGCGACATAGATAAATTCCGAGTCCCTTGCGATGCTCCCTGCCGTCCCGGTCGCCGTACTAGAAGCGGGCACGCTCGACCACGACAGGCCGGATCCTCCGCTGGCGGCGACTAGCTCCCAAGCATAGCCAGACCACGAATATGTGCGACCGTTCTGTGTGGAGGTCTGACCGACTGTCGGTGAGGATGGAAACGAAAGTGCCATGATGATCTCCTGCTAGACTCCGACCTCGACGTACACGCCCGACGAATCCCACCGATACACGCGGCTCACGTCAGTGGCGACGTACCACGTCAGGCTGGAACCAGTCCCCGGAAAACCCGCCGCCGTCGCAGCCTCGACGATACTCGCCGAACCGCCGCCGCCGCCAAGCGTGATCGAGACGACGCTGCCGGTTGTTGGGTTTTTCACAAACAGCTTCGCGTCTGCCCAGTTCACGGCCATCTCGTTGTCCACCAACTCGCTTGCGAGCGGGACGTAGTTCGCCGTCCACAGTCTTTTTGGCAGCACCTTGTTGGGCATTAGTTCACCGTGAGGATTGCTGCTTGCGAGTAGGCCGTGGTGGCACCAGTCGCGCTGGCAGCCACGCGATACCGCTTGCCGTTGTCAGCCGACGTGAGGTTCGTGAGTGCCAGCGTGCTCGACGTTGCGCCGCTGATGTTCGTCCAGGTCGCGCCCGCGTCGGTCGAGAGTTGCCACTGATAAGAGACGGTGCCGCCGCCGGTAATTGACGTTGAAACAGACAGGCTGGCGGTTCCGTAGGTTTCGCCAATGGTTGCTCTTGCGCCGCCAGTCGCGTATCCAACAGTCTCGCCAACCATTTCTTGCCAGAGCAAAGCGCTCGGCATTGATCCAAGCGTCCACGACACTCCATCTCGGCTGTAGCACACGTCCGCGCTATTTAACGAACCGTTAAACGCCCAGAAGAACCCAGCGGCATACGAAACACAATTGCACGCTACGGGCAGCGTGGCCGTGCCCCATGCGGTGCCGTTGGACGTATACCGAGCCGATGTCGTTCCGGTAACTCCAACCGCAATCGTTCCGCTGCTGGCGATGTCGGAAAACACATCAATCGGCGGAATGGCTGACGGGTCGGAATTTGTGACCGAGCTTCCAAAAGCTGACTTAGTCCACGTTATGCCGTCAGTGCTTGTCCACAGATACGGATAATAGGTGTTTACGCTACCAACCTGTGTGTCAACTCCGCACACAACAAATTTGCCGCTCACTGCAACAAGAGGTTTTCGGCAGCTCGTGACAACTCCGCGGGAAGCATTTTCTGTCCGAGGAAGTGAACGAGGACTCCACGCTGCGCCGTCGGAAGAAGACAGCATCTGAATCGACTTTGAATTGCCCTCGTTGATGCTGTACGAGTTTTTCTTGACAGCGGCGAATCTTGTTCCGTTAAACGCGACTGTGTACCCACCAGTGTTTGTTAAATCCCACGAATACGAAGTGCCTGACCAAGAGCTGATGTCTGTCGGCGAATCGCTGTAGGCAATTTTGTACGATGCGACGACTGTCCGGGTGCCGTTTGATGCAGTTGTCGTCGGGAATGATGGTGCCGTGTATACCGCAGTAGTTGGCTGAATTGCATCCGTAAAAGCTGTTGTCCATCCTGTGCCGTTGTTGACCGACACAGAGGTCGCAAAATTAACGTAGGTAAATGGGTACGAAACGCTTGATTTGCACCCAATCAAACCTCCAGA